TAGGGGTCGCCACTCTTATTTCCAAAAACTCACAGTTTTTTAAAAAATCGCAGTTTTCTGCCATTTTTGCTTGTATTATTATTACCCACTTTGTATTGTTTTGTAATACTAAGTAAGATCCTGTATCGAACCGAGTGGGTAATAATTGGGTAATTTTTTTTAGGGGATGAAATGATAACATTAAAAAAGCTACAGTCATTAAGTAAAGAAAACAGGCAAACTAAGGTGTCAGATAAAAGCATAGTTGGCTTGGTCTGGAAGATCAGTGCACTTGGACAAGTCTCAGCTTCTTATCGATTAAGAAAAACCGGACATAAAACAATAGATAAAGTTTTCCGGCGTAATATGCCATTGAATGCAGATGCTTATAATAATGTTAGAGAAGAAGCCTTATCCCTCATGCTGAAAGCAGCAAAAGGAGAGAATCTATTCAACGAAGAAAGTCGTCAATCATTATCAGGCGATTATACGCTTGCAGAATACAATCTAATCTATCATCAGGATAGACCTATAGAACAAATGGTTAAAGATAGACTGTCAACGAAAAAAGGCAACAGCGTAAAGAGAGATGTGCAGGTCGAAAAATGGATTTTCAGTAGACCAGTTGAGTTTGCGTCAGACAGTAAAATAATTACGTTGGGAGAGATATGCCTCAACGATGAGTCTATTCCTCGTAAGATAGACCACATACTCAACGAGGTTGCTCGTACAGGGCAGGGCAAAGAAAACTTTCGTAAAGGGCTGGCGCATCTCAAACGTATGTTTGCAAACGCAAGACGCAACGGAGTAATAGACGTTGATCCATTGGAAGATGTGGAGGCGTTTACTTTTAAATCTACCAGAGCCAAAGATATACCACCTGCTGAACTGCTTCTTATCCTCCGCGAATGTCGAGCACTTGCCAAAGGAGAAGGCAGATACGGTAATGACAAATGGAAGCGATTGGGTTTGCTTTTCGAAATAAAAATAATGCTTGGCTGTAGGCTGAACGAACTGAACACTTTACGCAAAGACCAAATCAACTTTGTAAACAATACATTTGAGATAGATGAGTTAGACACTAAAACCGGAAAGCGTTATCGCTTTGCATTTCCGCAAGAAGTTGCAGAGTTATTCAAAACCAGCCCAGCTTGGGATGAGCCAAGCAATAGTTTGGTCTTTGGTATTAACAATAAGAGTGCAGAAAAATACGACGAAACGTGGCACAAGTTGCTGGACAGTGTAGGACTATGGGGTCATCTCGGAGATCTAATTTTAAAGAAGAAAGCGTTTTTGAAAAACCGAAACAAGTCCGATTTATCTCACAACGAACTGACGCATTACGAAGCAATAGCAAAAGAAATTAAACAGTTAAAAGAATCGCGCCCAAGGGGGCATGATACACGCCACGCTTTTGCTACGTCAGAGATGCGATCCGCAATCGAAAACGGAGTAGTCATATCAGAGAAAGATATGAACCAAATTGCAGCTAATACAGGGAAGGGGCTGCAACATAGTTCTGTTGAGATGACGATGCACTACACTCACGTTGATGATGAGATGAAGAGGGGTATGGTCAGCAATCGCCTCAACACGTTGAAGCAGCTAAGTGGCTCTGCCAAATAATTTTGCTTCGGCTGCGCGGCGTAAAACTAACCCGCGGAGGCGCTTACCTCCGGCGTAGACCCACTTATGGAACTCCCGCTGTGCGCCATCATAGTCACCACGGTTTAGCTTGCGACGTAGCGTACTGCTTTGAAGCGCTCCACTGCCAAGGTTAAACGCGAAGGACACTAGAGCATCATTTTGACACTCTTGTAGTGGCACTTTAATCAACCGCTCAACGGCTCTTTCAAACTTTTGCAACTCATGCTTTAGCTGCTGCTGTCCTTCTTCCAGGGTAATGTCTCCGCTATCCAGCGTAAGCGGATTACCTTTCATATCTCGCGTGAACCCATAACCGCGTGTCAGCCGGTTGCCGCTGCATAAATAAATCTTGCTCGACCATCCTTCGAAGTGACAAATGAGATCAATACCGGTCTTACTTGTTTGCATTTCTCACCGGCTTTTTATCTATACATCGTTCTATTTTTAGAAACTTGATGCGATCATTACTCACATGCCGCCAGACTGTGCCTCTGCCGTTGCTGATTGCAAAAATAGTTTCGCTTACTGAGATCTTGATAATAATTGCTGGCTCACCATCCACATAGCAAGGTTGCCCCTCGTACCACGCCTCATCCCATTTAAATTTAAGACCCGCAACCAAATTTGTTGCCCAGTCTTTAACAGCCAGTGCAATCACCATAGCCAGCGTGATCGCCATTAGCGGCTGTAGCATTTCGAGAAAGCCGAAAGACATCTCGTTGAGGTTCATCGCTGGTATTTCCATCTTCTACGCTCTTTTCTTCTTGGCTGTTTTTGCAGCACGAGCAAATTGCTTTTTAGTAGGCGCACCCTTTGCACCTTTGCGCCGCATTTTCTCGCCGCTACCTGCTTTTATTCTGGCTCGTTTCTTTTGGATGTTTCTGTATAGAGACATTACTTTTTATCCTGCATTAGTTTGTTTACTAGTTCGTAGAGCACCCGAACCTTGTCCTGTAATACGGAGATGTCGGTGTGTGATTTTGCAAGCGCAAACACCAACGCCAGAAAGCCAAGGAAAACTGGCCACAGCGTTGATACAATCTCAAGGAACCCAACTCCTTCCATTCTCTCTTCCTATTTTTTGAAACGTTGCATCTGGCGACTTCCGAACCAGAAAGCTATTATGCAACTGAAAATTGCTGCACTCGCGTCGTCGTAGATTACCGGCATCGCTTCGGCTATCATCATTCCTTCGAGCCAAACCAGCGCGTATAAAGCGAATCCTTTAGTCGCAATAAACCAGAGTAAAAACGTGTAGGTAACGATTGGACGAACAGAGCCGCGGAGACCATTGATGAAACCACCTGGCTTTGTTTGAATGGAACTATCATGTTGATATATAGCTTTTGTTTGAGCGATGTCAGCTTGTGCATTTATTTCTTCCAGTCTTAATTCGTGTTGTATTTTGGCAGCTTCCATATTTAGCTTGACCATCTCGCGTTCATGTTTGCGATCTTGCCATTCATCGACCATATCGAAGATGCGGGGAACCGCTGATGCAGCAAAGCCGCCCAGTGATCCCAACAAAGTGAGAATCATTTTCTAATCCTTAATACTGTCTACTGCTTTGAGTGTTTTGCGTGACAATTCGGCACGTTGTTTTTTCAGCTTCTCAAGCTGCTTGCGCTTTTCCTCAAGAGGCAGATTGCTGAAGTCGCGTATCTGTCTTTCGAGTGCGGATATTTCATTCAGTCTTTTTACTGTATCGCTCACCGGCTTGGATAACATCGCCTGATCTCCTACTGCGTCCACCAGTTCACGATACCGTTCTGGATTTCTAAACTTCTCTTGATTGCGAATGCCTTGTCGGTATGCTTTCAGTTGTGCATTTAGTTCACGCAACTCCTGTTCACTGGCGCTGTAGCCAGGAAACTCTGACGGCACAAAGCGACCCACCGTAAACCTGCCAAAGATTGTATCGTTGAACTCTTGCGGTAACGGCGGCATACCATTGGCGCTGCGCATAACCATATCTGCTGCTTGTAATACCATGGAGCCAACTTTGGGAAACCATGCGTCGGCATATGCCTGTACCCGCTGTGGAGCCATATCAAGCTGTCTTGCAATTGCAGCAATAGACTGCGGTGTTCTATCTGTTATGGTTGCGTCGGCTTCGCCTTCCTTACCAACAAACTGTCGTTGATGTGCTGGTACAAGATCACGGCCACGGAAAAGGTCTTTGAGAATAATGTCTTGATAGACACCTTTTATATACGGCCCAGCTACCTCACCTGGATCTATCTTGAATACACCGCCGATGATGAAGCCCATTGTTTTTACAAAGTCCTCGCCGTCAGCTTCCTTGTCGATAATCTGTTCCATCAATCGTTCTGGTACAGTCATGCTGACCGCACCAAGTTCAAATGGTTTTGGTATAGCTATGTGTGGATTTGTGATGCCAACAGACTCAAGCGCTTCTCGCGGAATAAACTTATCGAGATACATATGTAGATACAGATCTTTCGATACCTGACTTTCTTCTCTGTATCTTTCATCATCGTAGTTCATCGCATACAGCGCGGTAGCAGCACCGGCATACAGTGTACTCATCAGTAAAAAGTTTTTACGGTTCTTTCTGTTGAGTCCTCTTGCCAGCGAATAACCACCCTGCGCTCTAGCGTTGAGGAAAGGAACAGTGCGGATCAGTAACTGCACTGCCTGATGTTTGCCTGACAAACTGTAGTCAATAATATCACGCGATTGAAACGCTGATTCGAAGCCGCCAACACCGCGCTCTCTCGAACTATTGTAGACAGACAATCTGTTTGCTTGTTCTGTCGCTTGCCCTACCTTATCCCACAACGCCCATGCGTTTGCTGGCGCTGCAATTATCGGATTGGTTTTGCTGCCAGTTACCTTTTTGA